CGCGGGGCGAGACGTCGACGCGCCCGGCGCGAGTGCTGTCCAGGCCAGACCCGGCCTGGCATCGGTCGAAAACGGCGAGCCCGGCTCGACATAGCCACCGCCGACATAGGCCGGCGCGGTCGAGACATAGCTTACGACGCCGGCGGCTTTGGTCGATGCCCGCTCAGCCATTGGTCTGCACCGCGGCGACGATGCCCGCCGTGATCTTGCCCGTCGTCGGCGCGGTGCCGGCGACCGTGTATTTCAGGCGGACATAACGCTCGTTGACGCCCACCGGCACCTCGTCGGGCAACAGGTGCCGCGCACCGGGGGCGAGATCCGATAGCGGGAAGCCGATCGACGTCCACGCCGTGGTCGGCGACGAGAAGCCGGCATTGTCGTCCGTCTCGACCGTGACGGTCAGCGAGGTGAGGTTGTTGAACGCTTCGACCACGCGAATCCCGATCGGTACCTCGGCGCCCTTGCCGATGTCGCGCGTCATCGCGCTGGCGGCACCAAAGACGGTGCCGGTCGCACCAAGATCGATGATGTTGGTCGACGCCGCCGTGGCGGTGACCGCCTGGGCGTTCGAGAACAAGGTCGTGCTGTCGAAAATCATGATGAAATCTCCCTTGCCGCGATGTCAGCTGACCACCGCTTCGGCGTTGATGAGCGCGTCGGTCTCGCGGATCGGGATGCCGCGGTACGACATCACTTCCTTGCCCTCGAGTTCCATCGGCGTGAGGCGAACGAAATTGTCCGAGCCGCCCTTGTTGGTGGCGAGTGCGTCGAGCGCTTCGAGCATGTCGCGGTTCATGTAGATGACCGTGCGGCCGACCGCCGGCACGTCGCTCATCTTCACCGCGCGGCGCGCCTGCAGTTTGTAATAAGCCTTGCGCAGGAACTTGTAGAGATCGACCGTGCCCGCCTGCACATCGCTGACATCGATGTTTGCGATGCGCGCGTTGAAGCGCCAGTCGCGCACGGCGACGCCGACATGCTGCCGGAACAGTTCCTCCTTGACGTAGTAGACCGCGCCATTGCCGTCGGCGGTGCGCTGCTCGCCCTTGTCCTCGCGCGTCACACCGGCCTTCGTGCCCTTGGGATGGAGCAAGGTGGTATAGGCGTCGCCATGCGTGACGAACCAGATCGAGGTATTGTCCGATCCCGAACCGCCGGCATTGACGATCTGGTTGCCGGCACCGCCGCCGCCGATCTTGCCGTAGCGCGCCGACAGGCCCTTGAACTTCTCCGGTGTCGTCGTCGTGTCGTGGTAGAAAAAGCCCTTCTGGACCTCCTGTGCCATCGCTTCGAGATAGCCGCGCGCCTCGTTCAGCCGCACCGCCGCCGGGTTGGGCGAGATGTCGAGCAGGCGCGTGTCGACGGTCGACAGGCCCTCGACGAAGCCGGTGGTGTCGTCGACCTGCTGCGTCGTCGACTTCGACTGCGGGATGCCCTGGTACAGCATGCCCCAGGTCACGGTGGGCAGGCCGGTGCGGATCATGTGGCGGTGGAACGTGCCCATGTTGCACTCCGCCGTCACCGCGTCCTCCATCAGCGGATTGAGCTGCCGCAGCACCTCGACCACTTCGCCGAGCTGGGCTTCGCGCCCGCCCGCCGACTTGTACATGTCGATGAGATTCAGAAATGTGTTGCCGATCGTGGCCATGATTTACTGCCCTTCCTTGGCGTGGTCGTGGGGATAAAGCGTTTCCGCCGTGTCGCGCCGGGTGCGCGGGATCCCGCCGCCGAGGACGAAGTCATTGTCCTCGGATACCGCCCTGCCGACCTTGACGAAGGCGCGGATCATGTCGGGATGGTTTCCCAGCCCGCTCTCGTCGAGCAGGTTGCGAAATGCTGAGCCCTTGCCGAAACCGAGCCGATCGAGCGCCGAAGCGGCGGTGGCGATGGTCTCGCCCCACTTCGCCCCGCCGATTTCCGGATCCGCGCGCGCGGCATCGAGCCACGCCTTGCGTTCGGCCTGGACATGGCTGAGCAATTGCCGGTTGGCCTGGTCCTGCACGCGTTGTGCGAACTGCGCCGCCGCCGGCATCAATTTGTTGGCGGCGGCGTTCGACAGGCCGAGCTCGCGAAACACCGGCGTCGCCGCGGCGACCGCCTCGGCATCAAGCGTCAGCCCCTCGGGCGGGGTCAGCGCATAGGCTTCGGGCACCCCGTCATCGTCGAACGACCCGCCGGGCTCGCCGCCCTCCTCGCCCAGCGCCGTCGGCGCGATGGCGTCGAAATCGTCATGGAACCCGCCGCCGCTGTCGGGCGCCGGGCCGGCATCACCCGGCGGCGCGTCCGTCATCGTCGTCGAGTTCGGCATAGGCATCAAATCGTCGGTCACTCATTTTCTCCTTGCTCACCGATTGCGCCGCTTCGCCGAGAGTTTGAATCAGCGTGAGCACCGGCACCCCGCCCGGCACCTGCGCCGGCTGCACCGCCTCGAAGGCGCGCAGCAGCTCGAGCGCGAGGCTGCGCCGGCCAGCGCAGAACAGGTGCCGGCCGTCGGCATGGTTGGCGGCGGGATCGAACACGCCGCCGGCCCGGATCACCGCGAACAGCAAGCGCCGGAAGGCCGGCGTCTCGATCAGGATGGTGGCATCGGCACGATCAATCATCGCGCCGGGGTAGCGGGTCGGTCAGTTTGTTGAATCAGCCTGTAAACCGCTGCTCCCCGGCGGAGGCCGGGGCCCAGTTGGAAAAGCAATGGTTGGCGAACGCGACGGCCGGTTCAAAGAACTTCGCAACTGGGCCCCGGCCTCCGCCGGGGAACAGACCTTCGCAGACGGATATGGCTAACCGCCACGTCACGCGCCGGGCATCCCGCCGCCAATCATCCCCGCCTTCTGCGCCGCCTCGCTCAACAGCCGCGCGGCATCGGCGCCGCGCTGCATCGGCTGGGCCAGCGAGGCCATCTTCTCCATTTGCTGTTCCTGCGCCCGCTTGTCGCGCAACGCCTGCGCATCCTTGACCGAGCGGATGATGCGCGGCGGCGCCCCGGCGCGGTCGGCATAGTCGTCGATCACCGCATCGATATCGAGCCGGTCGCTCGCCTCGGGGAATTGCGCCGCAAGGCTGCCGACGAACGACACCGTGCGCTCGATCTGGCCGAGCCCGACCATGCGCTGCATCTGCGCCAGGATGCTGACGAAATCGACCTTGATCGACTGGCCCTGCAAATGCTCGGGCGCCGGCGGCAGCAATTGCTTGCGTTCCATGATCGCAAAGGTGCGGTCGATCGCGACCTGCAGCTTCTCGCCGTTCACGCGCTCGATCACCGGCCCGAGCTGGGTCAGCTTCTCCTCGTTGCGGCTGGCGATTTCCTCGATGTTGCGCGGCTGGATGCCCTGCATGTTGGTGATCGCCATGAACAGGTCGGCATAGGTCAGCCGGTCGACCGCCTCGGCGCAGCGCTGCACATCGTCCATGATCGCGCCGATCGCGGCGGGGTTGATCTGGTACGGCACCACCACCTGCTGCGCATCGACCTGGCTCGCCGTCACGACATTGCCCGCCTCGCCGGTCAGCTTGACGGTCGCGGGCACGATCTTTTCGGGCTTGACCAGAAAGGCGGTCGCCTGCGTCTTGCGCTTGGTCTGCAACTGCAGCTCGCGCATGTCGGGCAGCGCGTCGAAACCCGGCGCGGTGCCATAGGTGTCGCCGCCGATCGTGTCCCAGCGCGGCGCCCAGAAGGGTTGCTCGTCATAGCCCTCGACCCGCAGCACGCGTCCGGCATCGCCGTCATTCTCGTCCCAATAGACCGACCGCCACGGCTTGCCGCGCGCGGTCAGCGCGCCCGGCACGACATCGTCATTGGGCTCGATCGCGTGCAGCACCGGCACCTGGTCGTCATAGCGCCCGCTGTCATAGGCGGTGCGCACGAAGTTCGAGACATTCTCCAGCCCGAACGAGCTGACCGCCTGCATCACCGTCATCGGCGCGCGGCGATAGAGCGTGTCTGCCACCGCCGCGTTCGACAGCGCGATCCAGTACTCGCCCGCCGTCAGCGCATGGCACACCGCACCGGCCTTGGGATGGTCGACCATCACGCACGCCTCGGTGCCAAACATGCCCATCTCGGCATAACCCGATTTCACCGCACCGTAGAAATTGGTGCCCGCGAGGAAGGCGTACATCCGCCGCTCGACCTCGGCGAGCCAGGCGCGCACCGCGCTGTCGCCGGCCAGCTCGGCGTCATAGGGCGCGAGCCGGAACCAGGGTCGCGACGGCGACGACAGGCCGCTGGTCATGCCGCCGGTCAGGGTACGGAAACTAAGGATCGCGTGGCTGTTGAAGATCGCCTTGTTGGCGCGGCGGAAATTGCGATTCTGTTCGCTGTTGAGAAAGCGCGAGCGCGACGGCTGGGCGAATTGCGCGATCTCGCGCCACTCCGCCTCATAGGGCTGGCGCAGCGTCTTGAGCGCCGACAGGCGCCGGTCGCAGCGCTGCTTGATCGTTCCCTGGTTCATCGCGCTCACCCTCCCAGCCGGGTGGTGGTCGGCGCGCTGCCAAGGCCGAGCGCACCGGTATAGGCGGTCGCCATCAGCGCGCGTCGTCGGCGGATATCGTCGTCGACCCGCGGCGCGGTGGCGCCGCCGTCAGGGAGTTTCAGGGACTGCCGCTCGGGCAGCGTCTTGGCTTCGGGGGGGGATGGCATGCACATGGGTGCAGGCAATAAGGGTGATCGGCGGACGGTTGAATCACGCTGGCGCGTAACGCGTCGCCAAACCGCCTAGTCGCTGCTCATCCCGCGCGATCGGCGCGACGATCACTTCCTCATTACCGATCGCGCGCCTTTCCATGGCAGCCCGGCAGACAAGGCGTCCGCATGTGCGTTGACATCATCCATCTCCTCCTCGCCCGCGATACAATCGAGATGATCGCGGACGACCGACGGGCGATAAGGCCCGATGTCCAGATCGATCACATAAGTGTTCTGGATTCCGAAATCGGCGCCGACCCAGACCAACGCGTTGCCGACGCGCGTTTGCACGCCGCATTTGCGCCGCGCATAGCGCAGCGCGAAGGTCAACCATGCATCCGCCTGATGCCAGCCGGGCAGAAAATGATGGACGACACGAAAAGGCGCGCGCGGAAGTGGAGCCGTCGGTGGTGTTCCATAAACTGCCGCTGCTACCGTAACCCATACGTCCAGCGCATAACGTTGCGGCCTATCTTCCCTGGTTGATGAGCTCGCAACCGCGCCTTCGTGAAAGGTGAGGTTGCACTTCCTGCGGGATTCTTGCGGCATGCCACAGCGAAGAAGACGCGTGGCCTCTGCCTTGAGCACCATTGGCGGCAGCTTCATCCAGGGATCGAGCGCCGGTGGCGGCTCCAGGGGCGTTGGTTCCGCCGTAGGCCATGAGGTGGGTGGCGCATCGCCCGGGCCGGCCATGGTGAGGTTGGGCATTTCTCCGTCGTCGTTCAGCAGTGCCGAGCTTCCCGAGCAGCCGGACGCGAGCGCCGACAGGCCGAATAGAGCCGCCAACAGAACCGGGCGCGACATCGCAATGACTCCGCCATGCGCTACGAATGAGTCGTCAAACTATCGCATCGTCCAACGCACATAAAGACAAAAAGTGATCATACCAAGACCATTTTAAAAACATAAGCCTCAACCGTTCTGAAGCCGTCTGTTTCTCTCAGATGCCCGCAGGTCTCAGCGAACGGGACCACCGCTCACTATCGCGAGAGCTTGAACGCATCCCGACCAAAATATCCTTGACGATATGGCGAAATAAACGCCCACGGCATTTGTCCGTTTTGCTCCCAATTTCGTTGGGCCTCGCGAAACTCGGTGCGGCGCGAATTCAGGCGTGCGAGATACAATGCGGGTAGGTCGGCGTAAGGGAAATGTGGTTGGCGCTTGTCGGGTGTGTATTCTTCCCCCACCCAACGAGCCGTTATTCCTTTCTTGGGATCACCCTTTGTAAAACCGCTATATTCCTCGACCTGGCTCATCGGCAACGATGCATAAACCCGCGCGGCAGCGCTGAACGCGCCACGCAGGTCTCCGGCCATCAATTTCTGGATCGCGCCCTTGCGCACGAGCAAGGCAATAGCTGCCATGTCCTGCGTGACCTCGCCAAAGTCCGATCGACCCATTTGGGCGGTGACGATCTCCCCATTCACGCCTGGCTCGATCTGGTATCGTCCCCGTGCCGCATGCCCGGCATATTGCTTCAAGCTCGTCGCGGGCGATCTTCCGAAGCTCGTCGTGAAATAGCCATCGGCTTTCGACCCCTCCGTCGTGGAGATCGCGTCGAGGAAGGCCTTTACCTCGGGTAGGGTGTAGAGATAGCCGGTGAGAATGCGCATCCGGGCCCGGTCGCCGCTGCTATAACCGGACGGACCCGGGCTGCCCGACGGATATGGCGGACCATCACCCAACTTAGCCTCGACCGCCGTCAGCCAGCGACGTTGCTCTGTTGTCGTACGATAGTCGCGCGAATAGGCGAACGGTGTCGGCGCGGGCGATTGCTTGGGGCTGAAGACCTTGCTCGTCACCTTGATGTCGCGGGTTGCCTCACCCAAAGTCTCAGGCGCTGGAGCATGCCTTTCGTCATAGATGCCGGGCTTCTCGGCACCGTCAGCCAGTGGCAAGGCCGCGCCTGCGGGCGCAGCGTCACGAACGTCTTTGACGAGCATATTCTTGATGGGCTGACGACCGTTATCGAGAATCCCCGCCGCGCCGTCACGTGCCACTTGGTTGATTACCCCGGAACTTGATGTGGCATCGCGGCTCACAGCCTGAATCGGGCTCGCACCAGCACCCACGGCCGGCGCGAACACGTTCGGCGCGAAGCCTTGCGACCCGATAATTGGCGACAGCGCCAATATCTGCCGTCGCATGGGATCGACCATCGGCGGCCCGCCGCCTCCGGTACCGGCAGCGGAAGGATTAGCGTTGGCCGCCCCTTGCAGGGCGGCGGTCTGGGCTCTGAGTTGCGGTGTACACAT